CAGTTCATACTCAGGTGCGTTACGACGCTCTGGGTTTATATGGCGATGTGGTCAAGCGGTTAAGACACCGCCCTTTCAAGGCGGTATCGATGGGTTCGACTCCCTCCATCGTCACCATTTAAATATTTGCGGGTATGGCGGAATTGGCAGACGCATTAGATTCAGAATCTAATGGTTGTAATAACCGTGGAAGTTCAAGTCTTCTTATCCGCACCAAGATTTGGGAGAGTGGCAGAGCGGAAATTGCAGCGGACTGTAAATCCGCCGCCTTACGGCTACGGTGGTTCAAATCCACCCTCTCCCACCAAGATATATTGCGGGGTAGAGCAGCGGTAGCTCAGCGGCCTCATAAGCCGTTGGTCATGGGTTCAAATCCCATCCCCGCAACCACATATATGGCTATGTAGTTCAGTTGGTTAGAATGCCAGCCTGTCACGCTGGAGGTCGCGGGTTCAACCCCCGCCATAGTCGCCACAAATAAAGGAAGAAAGTGAGGAGGCTGTAATGCCAAGAAAAACACGACAAAATGACATCACAAGCCCCGAGCTTTTGAGTCAGGTAAACTCAGACAATATGAGATTGAAGCAAGACTTTATTTCATATCTACAATCTGTGCAGAGAAGCCCCAAGACTATTGCCGGGTATAGCAATGACCTGGATATTTTTTGGGTGTGGAACCTGCAGCACAATGGGAACAAGTTCTTCCCTAAAATTTCCAAGAGGGACTTTGCTGCTTATCAGCATTGGCTGATTAACGAAAACGGAAACTCACCTGCTCGTGTTCGCAGGCTGAAATCGGCCATTTCGTCTATGAGTAATTTTTGTGAGAACATTCTTGATGATGAAGAGGATTTCAAGGATTTTCGCTCTACCGTTCGCAAAATCGAAAACCCGGCCATGCAGCAGGTTAGAAAAAAGACGGTGTGGGAAGATGAAACTCTGGATGGGCTTTTGGATAAGCTGACTACGGATAAACAGTATAAGAAGGCTTGTGCCTTGGCACTGGCAATGTGCAGCGGAAGACGAAAGTCGGAGCTGTGCAGATTCAAGGTGGACGATTTTAAAGATGACAACCTTGTATGCGGCGGTGCTTTATATAAAACTACAGAGCCTATTCAGACAAAAGGGTTTGGACTTGGTAAATATATTTATTGTTATACCTTGGCTAAAAAGTTCAAACCATATTTTGACGCATGGATGCAATATCGCAAATCAAGTGGTATTGAAAGCGAGTGGCTTTTCCCTGCGCCAGATAACGCAGCAGAGCAAATGAGCGAAACAACACTTAATAGCTGGGCAAATACATTTAGCCGAATGACCGGCGAAAACTTTTATTGGCATAGCCTGAGACATTACTTCACCACCCACCTTTCCAAACTGGGGCTTCCCGATAATGTCATCCAAGATATTGTTGGTTGGGACAGCGCAGACATGGTTCGGGTTTACAAGGACATCAGCGCAGAAGAACAAATTTCTCAATACTTTGATGAGAACGGCAATATTAGGGCGGATGCTCAAAAGTCTCTGGCTGACCTGTAGACAAAGGATGGTATGAAGGATGGATATTAAAAGGAATGATTTGATAGAGCAACTTATGCTCAAACATCATTATACGAAGAAGGCTGCCACAAGTCTTGTAGACGACTTCGTAGATATTATCTTAGATAATTTGGAAAGCGGCAATACGGTTTCTATTCGAAATTTTGGTTGCTTCGATATTTTGAAGAGACAAGAAAGAAGCTGTCCAAATCCACAGACTGGAGAAAAGGTAGTGGTACCAGCCCACTGGATTCCAAGGTTCTATCCCGGCAACGGGATGCGCCTTGCAGTTAAAAAGTGGGAAGACAATACACGCAGGGGGTTGATGTAATATGGCGGACGCCCCTAAGAGAAAAAAGCTGGAAAAAAGCGAAGATGCTCGCACACCAAGCTCACAGAAGTTTTATTGTTGCCGATGTGGTATGGCATACAGCCGACAGAAGGGGTACTTCCCCGTCAGTCATAGCCCCATGTATCGTGGCATCGGCTACCTTCCAATTTGTAATGATTGCATCGAAGACCTCTTCGAAAAATACAGAAATTCACTTGCAGACGATAAAGAGGCTATGCGCCGCATTTGTATGAAACTGGATTTGTACTGGAATGAATCTCTATATGAGGCTGTAGAAAAGTCTGCCGGCATTCACTCCCGTATCCGCAATTATATTGGAAAGACAAACCTGATTCGTTATATTGATAAAACATTTGATGACACTTTGCTGGAAGAAAGTAAGTTTGAAAGCGCAAGAAGGTCAGACGTTTTTGAATTTGCCGAACGGGATGTACCGGTCGATAACAATGATGACGAAGCTTCTGTGGAGCAGTCTGTTATTGATTTTTGGGGCAGCGGATTTACACCTGATTTCTACATAGAACTTGAGCGCAGATATCAAGATTGGACAAATGGTGTTGCGATTGCCGACCCAACTGAGCGCTCTTTATATAAACAAATTTGTATTTTAGAAGCAACTATCAACAGAGACAGCGCACAGGGAAAGGCGATTGACAAAAATGTCAATGCGCTTAATACCATACTTGGCAGTATGAACCTAAAACCGACCCAGAAAAAGGACGATGCTGACGCTTCTCTTGATGGCACACCGTTTGGTGTATGGATTCGACGTTGGGAAAATACAAAACCCATTCCAGAGCCAGACCCGGAACTGCGGGATGTGGACGGTATTGTCAGGTATATTTCCATTTGGTTCCTTGGTCATTTGTGTAAAATGTTGGGAATCAAAAATACATATTGCAAACTGTATGAAGATGAAATCGCTAAAATGAGAATTGAACGTCCTGAGTATGAGGACGAAGATGATGAGACAATGTTTAACGACATCTTCAGCAAAGAAGATAAAGCCGGTGATGTGTCATGACCCGGCAAGAGCGAATTATGGCGGGTGCAGCCGTCTGGTGTTCATACTACCGTGCAAACCCGCATCGGTTCGCCAAAGACTATCTGCACTTAGACTTACATCTGTTTCAAAAGATATTGCTGGTCATGATGAACATATCCACGACTTTCGTATTTATTGCGAGTCGTGGCCTTGGTAAAACTTTTCTGTCTGCAATCTTTTGTTTTTCGCTGTATCTTATATCCCGGAACGAAGATATGCATCGCCTCCGGCACAAGAGGACAGAGTATCAATGTTTTAGAGAAGATACAAACAGAGCTTAGGCCAAACTCGCCTGAGCTTTGCAACGAAATTGATGATAAGCAAACAAAGATAAATGCAACGAATGCGCAGATTGTATTCAAAAATGGTTCGTTTATAAAGGTCGTTACCGCCAGCGACAATGCCCGTGGTAACAGAGCGAATATTCTTTTGATTGATGAGTACCGTATGGTTTCAAAAGACATCATCGATACAATTCTTCGAAAGTTCCTGACTAACCCGAGATTACCGGGATATTTGAACAACCCTGAATACAAGCATTTGGCAGAGAGAAATAAAACCCTCTATCTCTCCTCTGCTTACTTTAAAGACCACTGGTCGTACACAAAGGCAGAAGATAATTGCCGCTTTATGTTAGATGACAAGCGCAAGGATTTTGTCTGTGGTTTTCCATACCAGTTGGCAATTTGCGAAGGCTTATTGTTTGCAGAAGATGTGGCCGACCAAATGGCCGAATCTGATTTCAGCGAAGTAAAGTGGTCAATGGAGATGGACGCACTTTGGTTTGGTGATACGGAGGGGTCTTTCTATGACTTTAATTCCATATCCAAAAATCGAAGAATTAAGTATCCGATGTTGCCAAACAAATTCGCTGATTTAATCAGTAGTAATTCGAAAATACGAATTGCACCGAAGCAGCCGGGTGAAAAACGTGTCTTATCCGCAGATATTGCGTTAATGTCAAGCAAGAAGCATAATAACGACGCCACTGCCCTTTTTATCAATCAGATGCTCCCAACGAAGGCGGGTCGTTATACAAGCAATATCGTTTATAGTGATACCTTTGAAGGACTGCACACCGAAGACCAGGCATTAGTCATCAGAAAGCTTTACGATGAGTTTGACTGTGACTATATTGCATTGGACTGCACGGGGTTGGGACTGGGTGTATATGATGCACTGGTAAGGGATATGGTTGACCCAGAAACCGGCGAGGTATACCCCGCACTCTCCTGTTGCAACAATCCAGAAATGGCTGACCGTTGTACTGTTAAAGGTGCGGATAAAGTAATTTGGGCAATCAAAGGAAGCCCCGCGTTGAACTCTGAATGCGCTGTGCTTTTGCGCGAAGGATTCCGTAGTGGAAAAATACGTCTGCTGGTCACAGAGTATGATGCGGAGACTTTGTTATCGGAGCTTAAAGGGTACAATTCCTTGACACCTTCTGAAAAGACAAGTTTACAACTTCCTTATATCTACACAACCCTTCTGATTGATGAGCTTGTAAAGCTGCAGCATGATGAGTCGGGTGGTAGAGTGAGAATATTTGAAAAGGCAGGAATGCGAAAAGACCGCTACTCCAGCCTGAGCTACAACTACTATGTTGCAACTCAAATTGAAAGCAAATTAAACAGACATCGTGAGGTTTCATATTCGGTCAACCCGTTTATCTTTAAACCTCCCAAGATTAAATAGAAAGGTGGTGATACCAAATGGATGAGAATAAACCCAAAGGAAAGGCGGCTACAGTCACCGATTTAGAGGGTATGATTGGCATTTCGAAGCGTTTTGCCCTCCTTAACAAACTGATTACCAGAGACCTGAACAACAACACCAGTACGCCTACATTTTCGCTGTATACCAAGGATAACATTGCAGAATACCTGAAAAATCCTTACAACTATCAACAGCAGCTCCGCAGAGCTGTTACTTATATCTATGGCGCAAGTCCGCACTTCCGCAGACTCATACAGTATTTCACCGGTCTTTCTGATTTGGCATATGTTGTATCCCCGTACCGTATCGACCCTAAGACGGCGAACGCCAAGTCTGTTGGCAGAAACTATCGCAAGGTGTTGAATGCTATGTCGGCGATGAGCGTGAAAACACAATTTCCCAAAATTCTGACGGTATGTTTACGGGAAGATACTTTCTACGGAACAATGTGGGTGACCAACGACAACATTACCATTCAGCAGTTACCCGCAGATTATTGTGCGGTCTCTACCATTGAAGGGAATGTTTTAAATGTAAGTTTTGACTTTTCTTATTTCAATACGAATGCACAGTATCTGGATTTTTATCCGCCTGAGTTCCAATCCAAGTATCGCATTTATCAGAGCAATAGAAGTGGTATGCGTTGGCAGGAGCTTGACTCCCCCACTTCATTTGCAATTAAATGCAACAACGATATTCTGGATTATTCGTTACCGCCATTTGCCGGTATTTTGCGTGAGGTATACGACTTAGAGGATTATAAACAGTTGAAGCTCACCAAAACAACGCTTGAGAACTATGCCATGCTGGTGATGACCATTGGCCTGAACGAAAACGGTGAATGGCAGATTGACCTTGACAAGGCAAAGGAGTTCTGGCGAAATCTTGACAGCGTTTTGCCGGATGAAATTGGCTCAGTGCTGACTCCCCTACCTATCAACAAAATCAGCTTTGAGAAGTCACATACGGGAGATACGAACACCATTGCTGAAGCTGAACAAAATCTGTTTAGTGCGGCGGGCGTGTCATCGCTTTTGTTTAATAACGATAAGGCATCGGCTAATGCTCTGGTGTTATCCATCAAGGCTGACCAAGCGATTACATATGGTATTGTAAAGAGTATTGAGGACGCAGTAAACCGTTTCATTCAAGCACAACCGTATGGAAAAAACTTTAAGGTCACTTTCTTAGACTGTAGTCCGTTTAATCGCAAGGAGCTTGGCGATATGTATCTGAAGGCGTGTCAGTATGGCGTGCCTATGGTGTCATATTATTGTGCTTCTCAGGGGCTTGGACAAGCCGAGATGGACTGTATGAGTTTCTTGGAGAACGATATTTTGGATATCAAGAAAACCTTTATCCCGCTACAAAGTTCTTCGACCCAAAGCGCAGCCAATGGGAATGGTGCAACCGACGAAGGTGGAGCACCCCCAAAGGACACCGGAGAACTGAGTGAGAGCGGCGAGCAGAATCGGGAGGATGCATAATGGAAAATTTTATTTATGTATTCAGCGAGGATGCGTATGAGAAGCTTACAAGGCTGCAATATAAACTTGTTAAGTCTGATTTTGAAAAAGGCGTATTTGTTTTCCTAAACGATGAGCAGCAAAAATTCTCCGCTGAGGATTTTAAGTTTGCACTTTCTGATACGCTTACATTTTGATTAAATCCGCACATGACCTGTGCGGGTTTTATTATATCCGAAAGGTGGTGAGCCGGTTGTGAGCGAACGAAAAATGAATATCGTTTTCTCATCTGGAATTAGCGCTCTTACTGAGCATAATTCTTCTTTCGATAGCGGTGTACTTCGTGTGTGCTATACCGGAAGAAACAGAAACAACAGCTTCATCAGCAAGGAAACATTCGAGAGATGT